AACGTGTCGCCAGGAATTACATCGATAGGCTGGCAGATCGGAACGAGGTCGTCGGCGTCGAACGCGGTTTTATGCCCGTGGGACAGATTGAAGGTTGAGCGCGGAATGGACACGCTAGGCGTTTGTTGAAATTGGTGTTGTGTTTTCATTAGTCTGTTAGTCCGGGTTCGTATAAGGGCGGCTCGAAAGTTTCAGAGAGTTGTTGCTGTGCTGTTTTATTAACCACTTGAGATTGTGAGATTGCTTCGACGGCTTGCCAAAGGCATTCATTCGCTTCGTCGATGATCAATCCCGTTGTGTTGTCAAAGTTTCCGAGTCTCCAAATTGAATAGTGCTCGGGGTGTTTGTTGATTGGATGATCTGCTGATGTGGCGACGTCCTGAAACTCGCGCCGTACCGCATCATCTGCAGTATGAAAGAAAGGTTTCTCGTAGATTCCAGAGCATGTATCGAATATCGCATAGATTTGTACTTTCATTTTAGAGGTTCCTCGTTAGTTGGTTTTCTTTAGCTCTTTGGCAGATATATTTGTCCCGCAGTCTTTCCGGGGTGAAGTCGGCAGCGTGTGCCGTGATGAATTCTTGCCGAACTTCTTTGATTGATTCCAGCATTGCTGGGTTTTGTTCGGCCAGAATATTTTGATAGTACCGAGGGACAAGTTGCCGCGTCCCATAGCCGGGTACGGGCGATGTGTCGGACGGAAAGATGTCAGAGTTGTATTTTTCATAGAATTTTGCGCCTAGCCCTGAGGGTTTTCCTCGGCCAGTCGACATGCGTATATATTCGGGAAGTAACCAGTAAGCCTCGCCATGCTCGTCACATCGTAGATAGTGGTCGTCGGCTCTTTTTCCGGTAATTTTCTTGAGCGCGTAACCGGCGGTGTAGGAAGCCGTTCGCAGATTGAGCTCGGCCACTGTGGTAAATCCCCAGGGCCAGTGTTTTTGTAATTCAGCGGATGTATACGTATAGAGTCCTTCGTCATCCTTCCAGAGGTATTGGTCAGTAAATTCGTGGTTAAAGATACATACGTGGTAATGAGGTCTTTGGTTTTCGTCGCCGTATTCGCCGCAGTAGAAATATCGGATTTTATGATCTCGATTTGCTTTGCGAAGTGAGCGTATGAAGTCGGCAACGTGAGAGGGAATGAGTTGCCCGTGTTTGTCGATATAGTGTCCGTTTTTGTATTGTTCGTCGTTGCAGGCAGAGGCGTCGCGATAGGTGAGAGTAGCCCATGAATTGCCGTGGTTATCCACGTGCATGGCGGCTTCGTGGACGATTCGGATAGACCACATGAGGCGATGGTCCACACGACAACCAAAGCACTGACCACAAGCCACTTCCATTTCGCTATGAGCATTATTTTTATTGAAGGTAAGTCCACCAGTGGTTATATCCTTATAGCCTTTCAGAGGCGAATAGCAGGGCATTTAGAGACGGTAGCCACCGCGTTGATTGGGTGAGCGTGTGTTTTTCGGGTGTACGCCAGAGTGGCGTTTGAAGTTTTTACGGGATGATTTGCGAGACATTCTGCGTCGCATTAGGTTTTCTCCTGGTTATACACGAAAGAGCATAGCTTGCCCATTTCACGGGCATTTTGTGAGAGTACTTTCGGAGTGGTATTGAGATTGACGAATGAGCTATCCCCGTCAGTCCCGCACTGCAGGGACGTAACGGAGCAGCCCATCGTAAAGCCGACGAGGATCGCGGCTAGAGATAGTTTTAGTTTTTTCAAGGGAGCGTTTCCGTGAATTCGATGCGTCGTTGACCCGTTTATAGCATAGATATGCGTTTTTTTGTTTTTTTTATCTTGTTTTTTTCTTTATCGGGCTGGGTATCTGTATGTCGCTGCGCTTCTACAGCTAAAGTCGCCCGACTAAGAGTTCAAGATATTATTTTAGGCGCCCTGGGGACCAGTGCGCCAGTACAGTGTCTAGTATTGCTGTACTGAGTTCTTTTTGAGGCAAAAAGAGACCGGGACGAGCCCGGTCTAAGGTTTAGCAGGGGGAGGCCCTGCTTATTTGACGCCAGGGGCGTCGGGTGTAGGTTCTGCCACACCGGCAGGAATTGGTTCTTTTGCGGCGGCTAGGGCCGCCTCAAGGTCTGCGGAAGCAGGTTCCGAGGGGAGTTGGTCGCCAGGCTTCGCCAGGGCGGGAAGACCGAGGTCTTTCATTTTGCGGTTTTCAGGGTCGTTGACATATTGGAAGAAAGCCGCAGGGGATTGGCTGAATTCTCTGCGAATTTCAGCGGGGAGTTCGGCGAAGATTTGTTCGCCTCGGGCGAGCATATTGGATTGCTCGTGGAAATCGAAGTCGGAGAAGTCGGAATATGTGCCTTCGAATTTTGCCAGGTGTGAGATTGTGCCGGTTCTATCGAATCGGGCCATTATTTTGGCTATGTCGGTTTCGTCTTTGAAGGATTGTTTAGTACGACCATCGTCGTACTTTTTTTCCGGTAATAGCGCGAGTATATCCGCGCGGGAGAGATTTTTTTTCGTGGCGACGCCGCGAAGATTTGCGAGAGTAAGAGACATGATTATTTCCGTTTGTTGATTGCGAGGTATGCGCGGATTGCCTGAAGTACCAGGGGGCCAGCTTTGCCGGATGCTTTTGCTATTTCGGCGGCGTTTGCCGAATTTATCCAGGCATAGAATTGTTCGGATGTTTTCACGCCCGCGATTTGTAGCTTTGTTATTTGAGCGCTGAATTTTGCCTGATCGCGCTGATGTATTGCGGTTTGTTGTCCAGTGATTGCGGTCGGTAGATTTGCGTGTTGGATATTTGCCTGAGTCTGATAGAGAGCGTCGAGAGATTGTTGTGTGTTGGCCGTTGCTTTTTTTAACGATGTATCGGCGGCCACGTTTTGCGTTTGTGTTTTTATGAGTTTTCGAGCAGAGACAGATTTAGCTGTGTTGGCGCCGCGTTCGGCGCCTTCGGCGCCAGCGGCACCAACGTTTCCCATGGTGGCCATTGCCCCGCCAGGAGTAGTCGCATCGAATCTGCCGGCAAGTATAGGATTAAGTCCACCGGCTTTAAGGTCTGCCATGCGCCTCTGTATAGCTGTGTTCGACATTCTTTCTTGGAAGGCACGATTTTCCCTCGCTATTCGCTCGTTAGATTTATTGGCGCGGTCCTGCCCCCAGGCAGAGACAACGCCGCCTAAGAGAGAGCCTCCCCAATCGGCCATCGCTCCCATTAGAGTCGCGTCAGGCCTGGGACGCCGTAAGTTGGTAACGGACGTGCGGCTTTTATGTTGTGGTAGAAGTCCGCGATCATGTGCGGTTCAGTTGGTATTGCGATCGCGCGGTCAAGAGGTGTCGCGGTATTCGCCTGAATGAATGTAGCCCCGAGTGCGGGGAGTGTGGCGAATTTTTCTGAAAGGTGCCAGGACGCCAAGGTCCCGGACAGATCCGCGCCGTTAGCAGTAGCCGGGCGCATAATATTTGTGAGTTTAGAGCTTAGGTAGCGATGTTCGTCGTAGCGGCCCGTGTAGCCGAATACCAGATCATCCGTGGCCGGTGTCCCTGTCCCGGTGATCCAGATTTCGGAATTGAGAACGGACTGCTCGCCGATATTTGCGAGCTCGGGGTATACAAAGTCGTAGCGTGTTGATTTAGACCAGTAGCGGTCGACGCCTTGAGAATAGGTTATGTCGCCGCGAAGATTGCCGAGAATTATTATTACCCCGTGTTCGACGAAGGATTTAGACCATGAGTGTGTGCCGTTGGCCGTGCCGACCCCGGCCAAGTTGCCCAGCTTGTCCTGGGCCGCCGGGGCTGTTGGTGTGGTTGAGGCGGTATTTTGTTGTACGGGATTTATCATTATTGACGTCGATCCGCCGCCAAGATATTCCGCACGTTGAAGGCGGAAGTCAAGGGATGTAACGCCCCATCTCGCTTTTAATGATTCCACGTAGCGAGTGCCGGCGCGAGCGTCGCGCTCAAGTACGTGTTGCGTCGCGAACGCGAGACGGACGTCATTGACGTTTGCGGCTGTAGCGCTCGCCAGATCGGCGAATAGTGGATTAAGCGAGCTCGCCGTACCAATTACCAGGCTAGCGCCAGAGGCATCGAATAGAGCATCCGTTGGAGTGCCAGCGAAGTCGATGCCGATGGATACGGTTGCGGCAGTGTCGCCGATAGTTTTAACCAGAGCCGTCGTGCCCAGAGGAAGTGAAACGGCGGTACCGCGTTGCGGCGCCGGTAAGCACGAGGTGAAATAGTCGAAACGCTTGCCGCGTTTGTGCACCAGCATCGACACCTGATTAGGCGCCGCAGCTGTGCCAGAGACTATTAGGTCAGGGCCATTATTGACGTCGGTTATTAGGCTGTCTTGGAGCGTAGCCGACCTAAACCAGTCGTTCCATATTTTTGTATAGGCCCGAAAAGGCAGAGCGGACACCGGAACGTCGTCAATTACGACGTCCAGAGGAAGTCCGAAGTGGTCCCAGAGCGTGCCGACGCCTGAGCCAGTCGCAATGGTGCGACTGAGTATTGGTATTGTGAATGAGATTGAGTCGCCAGGATCGTCCTGGGCGCCGTGGAATTTTTCGTGATTTTCCCAAATCGTGCGATATGCAACGAAGAACGCGAAGGTGTCGAAATACAGGTTGTCAAGAATCGGTTCCAGAGGTGTAGCCAGGCGCATGAAGAAGGACGTTTTTACGTTGAACGTGTCGCCAGGAATTACATCGATAGGCTGGCAGATCGGAACGAGGTCGTCGGCGTCGAACGCGGTTTTATGCCCGTGGGACAGATTGAAGGTTGAGCGCGGAATGGACACGCTAGGCGTTTGTTGAAATTGGTGTTGTGTT